ATAAAGGCATCATCTGGCTCTGTCCACGTAAGCTCAATTGTAGATTTAAGGCGACCATCTGGGCCGCGTAAGCCAATTTCTGTTCCTGTTAAATTTGTGACGTTATTGACCGTTCTACCGTCGTATAAGTCCAGTTCACCGCCAGATAAAAAGTCCTCTTCATCGGATGTACTCCAATCATAGACCGCAGAGGCTGTCTCAATACAGGTTAGGTTGACGCCTAGCGAGCCACCATCAGCGATAGCCAATGCGTAGTCGATGACCTCAAATACCTTGGAGCTATACCCAAGGCGCTCGTTAGTGACGTTAATTGTGTCGCCGACCTTAACGCGCAAGCCCTTGAGGTTAACTGACATCGTGATGATGACTTGCTGACGTGATTTGAGTAGCGCAATCTTGGCAAGCCGCTGTGCCTGTATGTTATTAGTAACAAACGGCAGAGGCATATCAAGGTATATCGGGTCGCCGTCCTCTGTGGCGTATGTAGAGCTAATCTGAGCAGGGTAATCTAATACCTTGTAGTTCTTCTCCTCAGATACGAATATGCCCTTAACGCCGTTATATACGGCTCTGCGCGACTGTTTAGTTTGAGTTTGTACGTCCGATATACAGTCAGCTTCGTCAAACGTAACGGTAGGCGCTTTATACTCAGCGCCCTCGACGAAATACTTGCCGCCCGAATAGGTCATTTTGCCGCCCATAGCAGACAGCATTTGCTCGATGTTAGCTCTTATTTGATTAGCAGTATCTATGACGCCGTTCAGTCTATAGCGGTCTTGTGTGCCGCCACCGTCTAAAGATATCGACTCCTCGCAAAGGTCAGCCGCCGCCTCTAACGTAGTCGTGTCGATTAGCGTGTAGTCCTCTGCAAGGCCGTAGGAGCTAACCAAATAATCACGGACACATAGGGCGGGGTTTTGTGAATACGTCCACGTCGTGGAATCTGTGGCGCTCTGACTGCCTACGCGAGGGTCATAGACTTTCTTGCCCTTTACCACTGCACTGATATTAGGCACACCCTGCGGAAACTTGTCCGCGTCCCACTCAAGCCTAAAAGCAATATAGGCAATACCTGACAGCTTGTGGTTAGTCGTCCACAGTACGTTTGAATTTACGAGGTCAGTCGAGGCTGTCTGAGAAGCAGTGCCGTACTTGCGGTCGATGGTTACATAAGTACCCCAGTCGCCCTGAAAGCCGCCACTTAGCGTCCAGACCTTTTTGTCGTTAAACCAAATCTCTTCGTAGCTTTCTATTTCATGACTAGCAAACGCAATAGCCATGTGTAGATATTTGTTGTCATCGCCTGAGTGCGAGATAAAGACAACTTGACCGCCAACCCGCATTTGTCCATAGACAAGTTGACGTGAACTAGCGGGGTTACGTGTAGTCTGTGTGATTCCTCTAAGCTGTGCGCCTAGATTTGGCTTTGGTGCTAATGCACGTGATACAGCAGATAATCCTGCACCTAAAGCAAATGCGCCTGCGGCGGCGGCCCATCCAATGCTCAAAGTGCCAGCGGCAATCATCGCTGAACCAATAGATGCTAATCCTGCGATTGCCGAAATTGCCATAGTATTACCCTAGAACTTTGCTAAATACCGTCTCTATTTCCGTAAAGCCGAGGCGTTCCATAATCGGGTCGAATGGCTGATGCGTCTTGGTGTTGACGTGTAGCTTGGTCACACCTTCTGCTTCTAGAGACTCCATAGCGAATTTTACCAGCTTTAGGCCAGTCAATCCCCTACGCGCTGACTTTCGCAAGAAGATGATGTCGTTGTTAGCAAACAGGTGGTCTTTGTAATGTAGTGAGCGACTGACGATCACGACAAAATAGCCCATCAGCTTGTCGTCTTTTCGAGCAGTGTAGACGCGCAAAGCATTTTACTCATCGAGTCGTGCGTACTCGCGCCAGTCTGGATTTAGCTTGATAGTGTCTTTATTTAGAGCTATTTCTTCCCAATGCTCTTGAAGCAGTGGCTCAATCTCGCGCCGTACCTTTGCTAAGTTTTCTAGTGCAAAATTCATTCACCTTTCCTCATTCTCTTATACGAGGGTTACGCGTTCGACCATCTTCGCCGTCGCCACCGCCACCGCCACCGCCACCCCCAACGATAGCCCTGCCCCAAACAATCTCTTTCTCTGCCATCTCAGCAACAAACTCCAAGCCTTTATCGGTTGGGTAATCAATTTTCTGGTCTTCGGCTGTGTAACGTCTAACACGGGTGCGCTCAAACTCAATCAAGCGGTTTTCGACTGTCACCTGTATGGTCGCTGTTTCGCCGCCATCATTAATGACCATCGTATCCATGAAGCCGCTGAACACAATAATAGGGTCAGAGATAACGCCGTTGGCCGCATCCATAGCGCCAAGCAATACTTTTAACTCGCGTCCCTGATAATCCTCGTCACGGGCTTTCGACAATAACGGGCTTGTGACGCCTGACAGGGTGACGGTAATTCCGTTGGCTGATAGTTCGGATGTTTCTGCAATCTCGCCAATGCTGAGTAAAGAACCCGCACCAACGTAATCTACGCTGTCTACCGTGAGGTCGCCAATGCCGCTCCAGAGGTTAAGATTCCCTGAGTCGAACGCACACTGAACTAGGGTTATGGGGCGAACAAGGTCGGCGGTAATTGCCGACTGCATCCCCGTAGTTAATGACCTGCTCATATAGCCTCAACGCAAGCAAAAGTGAAACCGTACAAACTAGCCTGATTGATGTTCCACGCAATCTCATTACTAGCTAAGCGCCATGTCCCTACGGGCAGAGTAAAGTCTAAAGTGGTTGATGTTGATATAGCAGTGCGGAGCGGTGGCATTATATCAATGCTTGATGCCGTTGTGTCGGTCACGATGTACAAAGCGCCGCCAATTTCGAAGTAATCACCAGCAACTGCACCTGTCGTCGTACCCGTCACCGTCGTCGCACCCTTTGTGCCTGCCGTAATCGTCCCTGTGGCGGTCGTATTGTGTAAGGGGTTTCCCATCGTAAAGGTGTTTGCCTGACCCCGTAGAGCGGCAAAGAAGCCCTCTACCTGCTTTGCATCTGCGCGCTTTAGTGGCGGCAATGTAACCTCTGCCTCCCACCTCACACCTTGATGCTGATAGGTTTGTTGGTCGAAGGTAAAAGGGGACACGCTAATCGACGTTGCTGACCGAAGCCGCATCGTCATGCTCTGAATGCCTACGTTAGGAAATGCCGCCATTACGCCGTCCCCATTGCTCTACTGAATGAACCGCCTCGCATTCTAGCATCAGCGACCGCTGACTTGGCCGCGTTGCTAATCTGTGGCAGTAGGTTGGCAATCTCGGCACGTACAGTTTGCTGTACGCCTGTTGTCACGTTGATTGTCTGATTGACTACAATACCACCGCCACCTAGCTGGTCATTAGGCAAAACGCGACCTGTTGTGCTTGGCACGAATATTTCTGGGCCTTTCTCTCCGACAAGGTAAGGATTACCGCCAGTCGCAACACCGCCTCTAGCCAATGCACCAGTCACAGACCCGCCACCGCCTGTAGGTGCTGGTGTGCTACCGCCTCCTAATGCGCCCGTGATTGCGCCGAATGCCGCATCGACGATGTACTTTTGAATGAGCATCTGAATGAGGCTATCGATGACTGACTTAGCCATGGACTTAATAGCATCGCTGAACTTCTGTGCGCCTGTAATTGCCGCAGTAAATGACTTACCTAATCCAGTAATCGCTTGGTCGCCTAGCTTTTCCAATTGTGGTGTTAAGTCACCAGCTAATTCTCTCGTGCGTTGTAGATTTGACATGAAGGTTTCAAACGCACTAGGCAATGCTTCATTAAGACCGTCGCCTAAGTCATTGACGTCATCTGTGGTTTGCCCAATAGTCGCGCCGACCTGTGTGATCAGGTCAATTAACGACTGAAAATCGAATTTCGTGAATCCACCAAAAGTCCTTTCAGATTCATCGCCTAGCGCCTTTATCGTTGCAATTTGTTGCTCTAGCTTATCGCGCAATTGCTCTTGATGTTTTATCAGCGCCTCATTGGTGCCTCCTAAACCGCTTGCCTCCTCTGCATAACCTGCAAGCTGTTCATTAACTCGCGCTAAATCTTCCTCTAGCCCTTGCAGGCTTCGCGTCTCAATACTGGAAAATGCGTCGTTGATTTGTCTGCGGAAATCCATGACAAAATTTGCAATGCCTACGAATGCATTTAAGACGCTTTCTAGTCCGCGTATTCCCTCTTTTAAAGAATCTAAAAATCTACCAGCTAACTCTTCTCCGAATTCTTTGACGCTTCCATTAGCATCAACAATGCCTGTTTTAACTTTTTGAGTCATCAAGTCAGAAAACGCTGACAATGCTGGCGCTAGTGCCGATACCGTTTGCTTAACTACGCCACCGAATAACGACTGCAATCTGAATAATGCGTCGTTTGCATCCTCAACGCCCTTTGCCGCGCTTGATGACATAACCACACCAAGACTTCGCGCTTCACCTAATAAATCTGAAAGGCCGTCACGCCCCATGCCAAGCGTATTGACAAGCGCGGCACCCTCAGAGTCAAACAGCTTAAAGGCTAAACGTAGTCGGTCAGATTCATTCTCAACGTCAGCGAAAGCGTCAGCAAGTACCAGCATGCGCTCATCAAGTGGCAACCTTACGAGTTGTCTTGCGTCAATGCCTAGTTCACGAATGGCGCCCTTAGCTTCACCAGTACCGACAGCCGCCTCCGACGCTCTACGAGTGAACCGCTGTAGCGCCATATTCATCGTATCAACTTGTACGCCAGTCAATTGCCCCGCGTATTGCAAGGCGCTTAAGGCTTCGGTCGTCGTGCCTATTTTCGATGCTGTTTTGGCTAGTGCGTCAGTAGACTTTAAAGACTGACTGATAAGCAGACCTAAACCGCCAGCACCTACAGCGCCGACTAGCGCAGTCTTGAAGTTGAAGAATACTTTGGAGAGTTTGCCAAAGGCGGCTTTAATTCCGCGCAGGGCTTTCTGCGTTTGGTCAAACGCTTTGATTACAATGCTAACGGACTCAGTTGCCATCTTTAGACTCGCTCATGATTTTGAAGTAAGCGAGCCACTCATGAAACTCAGTAACCGATATCTGCTCTACTTCTTCGATAGTCTTATGTAGGCGGTCAGCTAGTGCAATGAGATTTAACCTAGACTGACCGCTCTTCAGTTTTTTTCGACATCCTCAATCGACTCGATAGTGCCGAACATCTCATTGGCAATACCTGAGACAACGGTTGTCTCTTCCCCCATCAAATCCAGCTTGTCTTCAGCAGAGGTGAACAGCTTATCGCCATCCTTGCTTTCTGCCTTCATAACAATCAGGTCAACCATTGCCGCAATGCTAGGGTTCTGCATTACCTGTGGATGACGCTTCTGTAGCTCGTTGAGGTCGTAGCAAGTGAGCGGACGACAATACAGGCTAAATGGCCCCTCATCGTCTGCCCACTCTACCACGTCGATTTTACGGCGAGACTGCTTACGTCGCGCACGTAACTCTTTAGCGAGTCCCATTAGTTAGTCGCTTCTGTGATTGCACCTGATACCTGCACAGAGAATGACGCCTCTACCAGACCGTCATACGATGCAGAGATAGTCTTTGCAGTCACAATGCCAGCACCGCCGTAATACTTCTCGCCAGTACCTGTGCCTGTAGGGTGAATTTCCCAGTCGATGGCCGCGCCAGAATCAAGCACCAAGTGCTGTGCGTCTGCGTCATCCCAAAGCGCGTCGATAGTAAGAGTCGCGTCTTTGAGGCTAGACAGGTATGACTTAACTGAGTCACCCATTACAGTGTCCTCAATAGTGTCAGCCGTCTCATCAATAGAGTACGAGCGAACCTCGCCAACAACTGCCTCTGTTCCACCACTAGCGGCAACCTTCACTGAACCGCTTGAGCCTTTATGTGTAGCCATGAATTTTCTCCTTTACGCGTCGCCGCGTGTGTATGAATAAAGAATCTGAACGGTAACGATAACGCCGCCAATGGGGTCTATTGTACCATCA